GTGTCGCTCATGGTCTTGCCCCCTTTCCACCCCTTAAGTGTACCACACCCCGGTTATGCCGCGTAGCGGGCGAACTGCCGCTCAGCAGCAGCAAACGGCCCCACGAAATAGGCGTTACCGTTCACCGCCACAACGCCCTTAACCCCGTTCGCATCAGACCACAGCGTGACCCATTGAGTAGGCGACATAGCGCCCTCAGCCACCACGGACAGGCCCGTGACCCAAGAGAAGCCCTTACGGGTCGGAGCCCAGCCCAGCAGCCTCTTGGCGCACTCTCCGCCGACCCGGCTGCCATCAGACAGGTAGGTCACCCAGCGCAGGCCGGTCTTGCCGCATTGCTGGCATTCACCCGTGCCTTCGTGGTCTTCCACGCGCCACACCGTCAAGCCGGTCATGGCACCCCCTTCCCGTACACCACCATGATACCACACCCCCGTTAGGCTACCGGCGGGTAGGGGTCAGAACGGCACCGAATCCCGAATCTGCCTTAGTCGAATGTGTAACTGACAGGCGTAAGCGATCAGGTCTTCCACCTCTTCCAAAGCATCCTGCACGATCGCATCCAACGGCCTACCCTCAAACCGTTGCCTACCGGACCCGTCGTCGTACTGCAACATCCCCGGCCCCATAATCCGGCCCTCAAGCCTGCCCACAATGTCAGCGACCTCAGCCGCATACTCCTCAGAAGTCATGGGCTCACAATACGGCTAGGTCACCCCAAGCGCCATGACCGACAAGCATCGTGACAAGGCCAGCCGGAGAATCTTGACCCGTCCGGTGCTTCCACCATTGCGAACCACCGTCCAACGCCGGAATCTGAAGAAACGATTTAGCGCCCGTCTGCTCCACACGCAAATGGTGAAGGTGCGCCCCCATCAGCAACGTAGCCGAACCGATCGGCTGCATACCGTGAGCCTGACCCGCCCACCACTTAATCGGGTCACGCCCAAACTGATGACCATGCGCGAACCCCGTAGGAGTACCCGCCACGTCCAACGTGATCGTCAACTCATCATCCTGCGGGAACACGAAAGACACATTCTCAAACCCACCCGAAAGACTTATCGCATCCGATACAGCAGCCGCCCCCTCAATGGCCCACGAATCCGTGTACGAGCGCACCACCTTACCCACGCGCTGTCCCTCGTCGTGATTACCCGGCACCACGGGAATGACCACGCGATCAGCAAGCGGAGCGAACACCTTGACCTGATGAAGCATCAGACGCCGGAACACCCTGACCTGCTCCGTGATCGACAAGTCAAGACGACCGGCAGCAGCAAGCGCACCCCCCTGCGAATACAAGCCCTCAATGCAATCCCCAAGCCAAGGCAACGTAATCTCCGAAACCGGACGCCCAAGGCGACGCAACTCCTTAAGCCGAGCCACCGCCGCATCAGTCTTCGTCAAGAACCGCTCAACCGCACCCGCCGTACCGTCACCATCAGGCTTACCCAACTGAAGGTCACCCGCCGCAACCACATACGACAGCCCACCCTCAACAGGGTCAGCCTGCTTACGCGGCTTCCATTTAGCAATCGCATCCACTAACTCATCAGCCGACACCCCGCCCGCTGAACGGCGGCGAATGTTAGCCCGGTAGTAGAACAGGCGCTGAACATTGCCTTCACCGATACCGGCATCCCACGCCCGATACTGAACCGGCTCAACCACCTGATACTCAGCCGGGTCCAAATCCCACACGGCAAGCAACTCAGCCCAATCACGGGGCGGAGCATCCATCGGGCTAGTCGTCAAGGTTCCGGCGTTACCGTCCCACGCCACACCCGGCTCCCACCCCGCCGGGGGTTTAGCCGTAGCAGACTGATACGAGGACGTAGGCCCCGGCGAGACTAGCGACTCAAGGTCGTCGTCAAGGGACACGCGGCTTCTCCATCCGGTCAATAGCAGACAGCGCCGTCACCTGAAGGCTGTCAGCCATCTGCTGCATCATTGAGTCCACAGCCACAGCAGCAGCATACCCGTGGAAATCACCCGTCCCATGCGCCTCAGCAGCCTGAGCCCCCGCCTGCCGCTGAACCATACGCATGTACTCAATCAGCGACTCAGAGTCAATCCACACCCGGCGGTCAGGCATAACCATCAGAGTCAAGTCCCTTACGGACATAGGCACCCCGACCCGACATGCCGCCTGCGATGCCGCTGCACAGACTGATAACCCACATCGAAACCCCAGTTGCGTAACACCGCTGCTACTTTGCCTGAAGCCACCCGACAATCAGGAGCAACCAGAACCTCCAACTTCTCCCGCTGCTCCTCAGTAATCTGCTCCAACACCACCGAGATAGAACACCGCTTCTGATGAGGCTGCACAATAACCTCCGACAGCAAAGACTCAAGATCAGACGCAAGATCACTCATGCCGGTTCTCCGCCTTACACCTAGAACATCTAATAGCCCACGGACGAGTCACAGACAACGCAATGATCCGATTGCACCTCCAACAGCGCGGAGCCTCATCCGTGACCGCGCTACGCCCATACGGGTCTGTCACGGGCGCACCTGACAAGAGAAGTTCACGCTCACCAAAGGGCGACCATTCTCGTCCTCACCCATAGGCAGCACCGCCCCATCCGGAGCGATACGCATAATGTGAACAGCAGAAATAGTTTGCTCAAGAACAGCCCCCAGAAGAAGCCTAATCGCATCGGCCTTGTCCCGCGCCGCCGGATAGTCACCACGGGCCGCACGACAAATGACCTGCAACCCCGGCTGATCCACCGCGAGAGCCCCCGCACCCATAGTGAACTGAGGCGCAAACCCGGCAGTCTCAAACACGCACACACACGCATCCGGCGACTCAGGCATCACCGCGAGAAACAGATTCGTGCCCAAAGTGCCCTGACCCTGCGCCTGCAAATAGTCACCCACCGCCTCAAGGACAGTCACGTGAACCTCCTATTCAGCATGTTCAGGACACGTGCAGTCATCCTAGCCGCCATGTCCTTTGAGTAACGCTTAACCGGGTACTCCAAATACTTGTATCTGGTAGGCGGAGCGTGCTTATTGCCCTTGCCCCAACGGCCCCCAGAGTTAGGCGGAATCTCGTGGACATAGATCGCATACGACGCGGCAGCCCCGCCGTAGGTAATCATCACCATCGCCTTAGTGCCCGACATGACCGGGAAATGCACCTGCCCCGACGCCCGCAACACACCCATGTCCACCGGCACAAGCGCCTGAGACAGCACAAACGCCTCTTGCGCCTCCTCATACAAGGCACGGGCAGCGAACCGTGGAGCATCTTTACCGGCAGCGGTAAAGGCATTCATCAAAGGGGCGAGGCCCTTAAGTTTGATAGTAGCCACACCTACTCCAACCCCGGTTAAGCGCCGAAGCCTATGACCGTGTGATGATCGCCCTTCTCGTCCTTAATAGTAGCCACAGTTGTAACCAGGGGTGAGTTTCCATTAGGCAAAGTCAACTTATCTTTCACCGAAACCGTGGCAGGCCCATACACAATAGCCCGACCCGCCTCAAGAATCTCCCGACCCTCAGCATCACGAACCATACGCGAATCCCACACAAGCCGACACCGGTAGTTAGTGCCAGACCCCGACCACGACTGCGAACCATACTTATCCATAGTAGAAGTCGCATACACCGTCACCGTCTCCGGCATCATCACATAGAAATCACGCGCAATAGCCATCAAAGCCTCTGATTGTCGTGAACCCCAGTAAAGAACTCATGGCCCTGCATACCCAACTCATCACGCATAGAAGCCGTCTGAAGATTCTTAGGCGACACCCACGGCGTAGGAACATCACGCCGCGACGCCAAATCAAGAATCCTGTCCGCCAACGAATAGAACGCATTACTACGATCCGAATACGACAGCGACAAATCCCCAACAGACTTAGACGTAGCAAGCCGCGCGAACTTAGCCGCCAACGAAACACACAAATCATGCGCCGCCTGATAAATACTGTTATCAGTATTAGACAGAGCCCACGCGATCTCTTCGTCCGTGACAAGTTGATCTGTCGTGTCTGTGTCACCGATCAGGAACCGCACCTTGTCACGATCGCTGACAGAAGGGTCACCCGTGTAAGTCCAAGTCACGCCAAGGCTCCTAACCCCTAGTTGACACCTATTCTACGGGGTAGACCGACTAACGGTACTCTTTCCGCGCCCAGAACTGCCGCTTGTACGAGTTCCACCACAAAGCCCGCAACTTAGTCGTGATCCTGCCCTGAGCCGCCCGCTCTTTATCCCCACCCAAAGCCATCTTCCACGACTCACGGCGAATAGGAATAACCTGCACCATCGGAGTACCCGCAGGAATCAGGCCCTCCCACTTCACATCATCCAACACGAAAGGAAAGTTCACGGGAGCCGAATAAGTATCCGTATCCACTAACCCCGGTAGCACCGTGAACATGCCATTCGGGTTGTGCATAGGAGGCACAAACAAACACGACCACCCTGGCGGTGTCTTGATAGCCCACGGATTAGTCCACTTAGGATACGGCGCACCATTCCTAGCCGGATGCACAGGAGCCTGCTCCACCGGATGAAACGAAATAGCCGACTGCGACGGCCACTCGTAATAAGGCAAACCGTCACGCTGAGTGACCTGCACATCCACATACGTCGGAATGATGTACCCGGCTGTCAGCGCATCAAACACGGGTATGCACTTCTTCACCGTATGCGGTGTACTGCCGTCAACAATCTTCCGTTCCCCAGAAATGTATTCCGGGGTCTCCTTGTACCAATCCGGCAACATGGCTGTGGCAGGACGCGGCTTGTATTCATCGGCAACATACAACACATCTGTGAAAGTAATGTTCATGCCGCAGATGCTACCCCCCGATAGTTACTCAGTAGGTGCAGCGACCCAAGAAAGCGAATCCTCGTCCCAAATAACCAGTTCGCTGCTATCGCTGGGGAAAGGAACAGGAGGAATCCAGTCCTGAATCTGCTCATCGTAAATCCATGAGGCGTAAGGCTGAACCTTACGGAACATGCCATCCACATACATGCCGCCGATGTAGCAAACACCACGCTCTTCGGTACATGACACTATCTCATCAGAATCTTCGATAAATAACTTGACCACTTCGACGGAATCTGCCTCAACAATGTTAGATACCAGGCCACTCTTGACTACGGCGAATCTCATGCCCACTCCAATACAAACACGGCACCAGCAGCCCCGGCACCACCCGCGTTAGAGTTACCGGAAGCGCCACCACCACCGCCGCCAGCGCCATTACCCGATCCGCCATTGGTGTTGCCGCTACCGTTACCGCCGCCACCGCCAGCATACAAACCGCCACCCAGGTTTGCCGTGCCACCGGAACCAGCAGCCCCAAACTGTGTGGGCCACGTCGAACCCGAACCCGCACCATTCCATTCGGGGTCCACAGTATTATTGCTAAGGCCGATGTTAGGTGCGCCTACTATGTTGGGGCGGACGGCGGCATTACCACCATTGTCTCCGCCAGTTCCTCCGTTGCCAGTTCCGGCACCGCCGCCGCCGCCACCTGAGCCGCCGTTGCCCGCATCCGCAGGCACAAGGTTGTTACCACCCGCATAATAGTAGGAACGCAAACCTCCATTACCGCCATTGGCAGTAAAGTTGGTGTCGAAGGACGTAGTTCCTCCCGCCCCTCCGCTGCTAGAGGAGCCCGCGCTACCGCCTGCGCCAATAACGGCGGCATAACTTCCAGCGCCATACCACCGAGGCGCACCTCGTAGACCAGAACCGCCGCCGCCGCCGCCCAAGTTGCTTGTGCCAGCAAACCCAGCAGCACCACCGCCACCGCCGCCGACAACCACAACCTGAGCCTTATCTGTGATGACGATAGTGCCAGTTGTGTTGTATTCGGTAACTGTGCCGACAGCGGCAACAGATTCTCCGGGGTAAGACCTTGAGTAAGTCAATGTCATTGTAGAAATAGCGGTAGAAGTAAAGGCTACTTCTGCGACATACTCCGTGATTGTGTAAGTACCTGCTGCACCTGTCCCAAGGCTAGTTCCGTCCGATCCGAAGAAGCCAACAGTAAGAGTTCCAGAGGAAACGGTTACAACATAAATACCCGGTGCGAGATAAACCGACCTTCTGTAAGGAGTATTAGCGGCAGCCATAGTGAACTGCTGAACTCCCGGCGCTGTTGCTGAAGTATCACCGACGCGACGAAATGCCATTAGGAAATCTCCGAGCCGAACACAGAGAAAGAGAAATCAGCAGATGACGCATAGACGGTAATCACATCACTAGCGTTAGCAGTCGCTCCGATAGACCAAGTTTCCGTAGAGTTTGGGCTAATAGCCGTGTCATACGCAACGTAATGCTCATTGGCAAGCGAAGCACCATCGGGGCGAACCGCGATACGGTAACTGCCCGAAGAGCCCCCACGATTACACACGACAATGGTAGACACCACAGTCTCAGTAGCAGACGGCACCGTGTACAGCGTCGTGTCCGTAGTCGCTGACGGCGCAGACTGGCCTAGAACCTTGTATGAAACAGCCACGATGGCCTCCTCACTTGTAACCCAATAATAGGGGATGAACCCCAGTTGCTATCACAAACCGCCTAGAGCGAACGGGTGCGGGAAATCCACAAGCCCATTC